AGGAAGATTAAAGTGGTATTTGAACCAAGTGCAGGAAAATCAATTATGAACGATGATTGGATAACTGAAAACGGAGTACCTGATCCTGAAGTACTTCCAGAAATTCCCGGATATCACGTTCTTGTTCGTCCGTTATCAATAAGAAGAAAAACTAAAGGTGGCATACTTATGCCTGATAAGTTTAGAGATGATATTCAATATCTAACAACAGTAGGTAAAGTAATTAAAGTAGGGTCACTTGCTTATAAAGATCCTAATAAGTTTCCAGAAGGAAACTGGTGCGAAGAAGGGAACTATGTGTGCTATGGTAAGCATACAGGACAAAAGTTTATGTATAAAGGTATTCGGTATTTGCTTATTTATGATGATCAGGTCATAATGAAGATAGAGAACCCATCCGATGTGGACCCAATGTTCACATTAGCAGCGTAAACGTAGATCGCAACTGCGGAGAAGTAAATGATTAATGATGAGAATGAGTGGGGAAACCCACTAGAAGATAGTAGCGTTGATATAGATATTGATGATACTGAGGAAGCTTTAACAGAAGAAAATGTTATAGTTGAAGAAGAGTCTGAAGATGTTTTACAAACCCCTGAGTTAGAAGGTATTGAAACTAAGGGTGCTGAAAAAAGAATACGTCAGCTAATTAAACAACGTAAAGATCGTGATGATGAACTCTTAAAAGCCAAAGAAGAAATAAATCAATTACGTTATCAGATGTCAGAAGCTGGTAAGTTAAAGTTTGATTATGATGGTGCTCTAGCAGATTCTAAAGAAAATGAACTTAAATCTAATCTTGAGAATGCTAGAACTAAGTTTAAAGAAGCTTATGACACTGGAAACAAGATAACAGTATTAGAAGCCCAAGAACAAATAGCTGATGCTACGGCAGAACTGAAGTTGGTTAATCAACGTAAGGAATGGATTAAGCAGCAATCAGATCAGTATTCAGCAGAACAAGAGAGAAGAGTTGAGGAATATAAAAACACACCTCGAACAGAAGTTGATCCTCTTGCAGCAGAATGGGCTGAAACAAATAAGTGGTTTGGTAAAGACAGGACAGCAACAGCAGTTGCTCTTTCTATCGATGCTGAACTAAAAGAGAAGGGCGAAGATCCTAGTGATCCATCATTTTACGCTAAAGTGAATGCTCGACTCAGAGAAGAATTACCTACGAAGTTTGGTGATAAAAAGTCGGAAGAGGAAACTCCGTCAAAACCTCGACAAGTGGTAGCAGGAAGATCGCATTCTCCTGCGTCTAGAAAAGTTAAACTATCAAAAGAAGATGTTAGTCTAGCAAAAAAATGGAATATACCACTTGAAAGATATGCAGCCGAGAAAGCGAAAGCAGAGAAATCTGATGGCGATTATACGACTGTTGTTTAACAATTACGATGCGGAGAAAATAAATGTCTGAAGAAGTTAAAACGCAAGAAACGGAAAAAGGTACAAAGTCTAAGACTCCAGCCGTTAATCCGAATATATCAAGGATGATGGAAGAAAGAGAAGAACTATCTCGTGATGCTGTCATGTCTGCTATTGAAGATAACGATTGGCTTAAAATCCCAGACTCATTAATTCGAGAGTTTTATGATGAAGGATTTGTGTTACGTTGGATCAGAATAATGTTAGATGGTCAAGAAGACTTTCAAAACATTGGTAAGAAAGAACGTGAGGGATGGACTTTTGTTTTAGCTAAAGATTGTCCAGAGTTGTCTTCTGGTTTTAAAGTTAAAGAAGATGGTTCTTTAAGTGGTTGCATATTACGAGGTGACGTTGCCCTCGCTAAACAACGAATAGAATACCATGAGGCCAAGAAAGAGTTAAAATTAAAACGTACTAAACAGATGGAAGAAGCTATTAGAAATAGACTACATAGTGATCATCCTGACCGTAGAATGCCTATAACAGATTCAAGCAAAGAGCAGGTATCAAAAGGACGTAGTCCTAAGTTTGATGCTTAATTTTTAACTTTTTTCTGAAAAGGAACTACTATTATGGCTTTAGCAAAAGCATATAATGGGGCTGTTCCAGTACGCAAACGTGGTAGTTCATACAACACGATGGGAACCAATAAGTATCAAATTGCAAATACTTATGGTGACAGTATATATCGTGGTGATCTAGTCAAAGTTAGTGCTGGTTACATCCAACCTGTATCAGTTACAGCAGATCGACCAATCGGTGTGTTTCAAGGTTCTCAGTTTGTAGACCCTACCTCGAAGCAACCCACTTGGTTAAACTACTGGCCTTCTGGTACTTCATCGGCTGACGGATATGCATACGCACATGTTATGGATGATCCTGATGGTATTTATGTAATGCAATGTAATGCTACTGTTACTATTGGTGACCTTGAGAGTCAAAACTTCTTTGTTGAAGTTTCTGAAGGTAATACCTATACAGGTCAGTCAGCATGGGCAGTTCAAGTTACTTCTCGTACTTCGCTTGCAAATCCACTACGTATAGTTGGTTTGTGGGAAGTTGAGGGTAATGATTGGAATCAAGCTAATACTCGTGTATTAGTTCGTATTTCTAATCATCTTGACTATGCTGCTTCAATAGCTAATTAGGAGGACTGTTTAAATGGCTATAAATAGAGCTAGTATTGGTAAACAGCTTCTTCCCGGCTTAAATGCAATCTTTGGTTTAGAGTATGGATCAATTGATGAAGAGCATCGTCCTCTTTATGAAGTTGAAAACTCTGATCGTGCTTTTGAAGAAGAAGTCTTAATGACTGCTTTTGGTGAAGCACCTGTGAAAGCAGAAGGATCGGCAGTCTCTTATGAGAGTGCTAGTGAGAGTTGGGCAGCACGTTACACGCATCAAACGATTGCGTTAGCATTTGCTGTTACTGAAGAAGCAATGGAAGATAACTTGTATGATACTTTTGCTAAGATTAGAGCAAAGTCTCTTGCACGTTCAATGGCATCCACAAAGCAATCAAAGGCTGCTGCAATCTTCAACAACGGATTCACTGCTGGTTTAGGTGGAGATGGCGTAGTATTGTTCTCCGCTGCTCACCCTGTACAAGCTGGTGTTCAAAGCAACCTTCTAACTGCTGCTGATTTATCTGAAGCATCTCTTGAAGCTGGAGTTATCCAAGTTCAAAAGGCAGAAGATGATCGTGGTATTCTGATTGGAGCTATGCCTGTTTCATTGCATATCCCACCAGATCTTCAGTTCGTTGCTCAAAAAATCCTGAAGTCAACATTGTCAACCACAACTGTTGTATATGGTAATAATCTAGCAGGTGCTGCTGGTAACGTTGCTGGTACAACAAATACGAATGACATCAATGCTATCCGTAGCATGGGCGTTATTCCACAAGGTGACTTTGTGAACCATCGCTTCACTGACTTAGACGCATGGTTCTTAAAGACTGATGTTCCGAATGGTACGAAAATGTTTGTTCGTGCTCCTCTAGGAACAAAGATGGAGCCAGACTTCGACACTGGTAACCTTCGCTTTAAGGCTCGTGAGCGTTATAGCTTTGGTTGGTCAGATTGGCGTGGTTTCTATGGCAACGCTGGTTAGTCATTAAGTTGATGTAATATCAGGGGGATGCTTGTTAAAACGGCATCCCTCTTTTATTATAGATAATGAATGAATTTTTATAAAGGAAAAGTAAATGACTACAGCTATTAATGCAGTTTTTGTATCTGCTACCGTTACTGCAACTGATTACCCTACACGTATTAGAGGTGTTAGTTGGGGAACAGCAGCAGCTAAAGGAGACATGGTAGTACGTAACGGAAGCGCATCAGGTACTATTGTTTATAAGCAGTATCTTGGTGTAAGTAGTAGTTCAGACGTTTATGTACCAGATTTAGGAATACGAGTAAAAGATAAACTTCATGTTACTATTCCGTCTGGTGGATTTGCTACATTTTTGTTAGGATAAGATATGAACTATAAAGGTGAATGTGGGTGTATCTTTTGTCCTGTTAACTGGATAGTAAAAGCATACAACTACATAAAAAAAACAATTAAGAAATATTAGGAATTGTTATGACAGTTTCTACTAGTCAAGATTTTAATTTAGATATTGATGAAATAATAGCTGAAGCTTACGAGCATTTAGGTGGACCTCCTTTTGTTGGTAATGATGGTATTACTGCTAGACGCTCGTTAAATCTTTTACTAAGTGACTGGCAAAATCGTGGTATTCTTTTATGGACTACTGAGTTTACACAATTAGCTTTGGTAAGTGGTACATCTACATATACTATTCCAAGTACAACTGTAGCTATAACAGAAGCTGCTTCTAGAAGAGGCACTAATGATATACAGATGACACGTATTACAGCAGAAGAATATTTAAAGATACCAGATAAAACAACAACAGGGAGAACCCTGCAATATGCTACTATGAAAGGAAGAGATAATCTTTCTTTTCTAGTTTGGCCTACACCTGAAAATAGTACAGATACTATAGAGATGCATTCTATAAGAAGGTTTTTTAATTTTGATCAGTCAATAGATAACGCTGATGTGCCTTATAGATACTTGCCTTGTTTAACAATGGGGCTTGCTTATTATCTTGGTTTTAAAAGAATGGGAGTTCCGGGAACAAGGGTAGCAGCTTTGAAGGCAGAGTATGAAGCATTATTAACAAACGCTATGGCAGAGGACAGAGAAAGAGCAGCACTTCTTATAAAGCCTTCTATAAGATTTGTATAAGGAGTACAATTAGTGGTAAGAGCTTATTTTATAAGTGATAAGAGTGGATTTAGATATCCATACGAACAACGAGTAAAAGAGTCAACAGGTTTTGTTGTTGGTCCTGATGAGAGTGATGGTAACTATAATTTAAAAAACCATCCTCAAAATAAATCTCCTCGTATTAGTTCTCCTCTTATTTTAAAAGATGCTCGACCAGAAGTAAAGTTAGAATATGTGAGTAGTACTTGGACACCAGCCGATTCAACGGCTATATTAAATTACTTCCCACAGTTTACAACATCAGGAACTTAACAAGGACAAGTAGATGGCAATTACAACAGGCGTTAATAATCAATTTAAATCGGAAGTTATGTTAGCAGAGCATAATCTTCAAAGTAATACACTGAAAGTTATATTAGTTTCATCTTCCCAAAATGTTTCTGCTGGTGGACCTAATACCTACGCATCAGTAACAAGTCAGTTAGCAAATGGAAATGGATATGCAACGGGTGGTAAAACACTTGCTACTGTTTCAGTAAGTACTGTAGACTCTTCAGGAGTTGTAGACTTTGCTGATGTTAGTTGGTCTAGTGCAACGTTTTCTGCAAATGGATGTATAATATATAACGATAGTCACAGTAGTAAAAGTATTATTGCAGTTTATGATTTTGGTGGAGAAAAATCTGCAACTAATGGAGAATTTAAATTAGTTGTTCCAGCAGCAACATCGGCTAGTGCGGTTATCCGATTAAACTAAATAAAAAGAAAGGCAGATAAAGAATGGCTTTCGTACTTAAAGATCGGGTCAAAGAAACAACCACTACGACAGGAACAGGACCAGTAGTTCTTGCTGGAGAGGCTGGAGGATTTCAAGACTTTAGCAGTGCTATTGGAAATAGTAACACAACTTATTATGCAATAGTTCACCAATCATTAGATGAATGGGAGGTGGGAATTGGCACGTATGGTTCTGCAAGTAATAATCTTACTAGGAATACTGTACTATCTTCCAGTACTGGATCTAGTATTAATTTCAGTGCAGGGACTAAAGATGTATTTGTAACTCTTCCTGCTTCTCAAGTAGTACATACAAGTGCTAGTCCTAGTTTTACAAACGTCAGTATATCAGGAAACTTAACAGTAGGCGGTACTGTTACCGTAACAAGTTCTGCCACGTTTAAAAATCATGTATCATCCAGTACATTAGCAGTTACAGGTATAACTAGTATCGGTGGTTCTCTTGTTGGTACATCTGCTACATTTGGAGACAAAGTATCTGTAAGTGCATTAGCAGTTACAGGTATAACTAGTATCGGTGGATCTCTTGTTGGTACATCTGCTACATTTGGTAATCATGTCTCAGCAAGTACATTAGCAGTTACAGGTATAACTAGTATCGGTGGATCTCTTGTTGGTACATCTGCTACATTTGGTGACAAGGTATCTGTAAGTGCATTAGCTGTAACAGGTATAACCAGTATAGGTGGTTCTTTAGTAGGTACGTCTGCTACATTTAGTAATCATGTATCTGTTAACTCTTTAGCCATAACAGCAAATGTAACTGCTGCTCAGTTTTACGGGGGTGGTGCTAACCTAACAGGAGTATCAGCAGGAATAGCAACAAATGTTTCTGGTGGATATGCTGTATTAACGTCTGCACAGATTTCAGGTAATGTTAGTATTGGTGGGGCAACTTACTTAAACAGTACATTAGGTGTCGGTGTTGCTTCTCCGTTAGGTCAGATACATATATCAAAGAACGCTATTGCAACCGTAACTTCTTTAACAGATGCAACAAATGTATCTGTAGGATTTGCTAACTCTCAAAATTTTAGTTTAACGTTGGCTGGTAACAGAACACTAAGCAACCCAACAAACTGTGTCACGGGACAAGTTGGTAGTATATTTATAATACAAGATGGAACGGGAGGAAGAACTCTTAGTTACGGAACTAACTGGGAGTTTCCAGCAGGAACTGCTCCTACCCTATCGACAAGTGCAGCAGCAGTTGATAGACTAGATTATATAGTTAGAACATCTACAGCAATACAAGCTAATGTATCAAAGGAATATAGTTAAAAATGTTTAATAACGTTTTATTAATGGCAGCAGCTTCAAGTGATAGCTTAGTACAAGTAGGTAACTCTGCTTTGTTTGACGCTAGTGCATCTACTGATGGACTATCCTATACTACAGATGGGTCTGGTTTTAATCAGAAAACATTTACAGTTTCAACTTGGTTTTATCTAGGGAGTGATACATCTTCTATCGGAGGTGTTGGATGGCCTATATTTGCATCGGATCATGGCAGTGCGAATAGTGAAACAACGTGGTGGAAAATACGTATAAATACAAATGGAACACTTGTAATTAGTAATTGGAATGATGTGACCACCACTGAAGTCTTTACAGACATTGGTTGGTACAATTTAGTTATAGCGGCTGATACTACACAGGCAATTGCATCAAATCGTTACAAAGTATATGTCAATGGTGAAAGAATTACATCATTTAGCTCAACTGGTTATCCATCACAAAATATTGATCTAGCTTGGGGTGAACCCAGCGAGGATCACTGGATTGGAAATTACGATAATGCTAACTATGCTTACAACGGTTATCTTGCAGAAACAGTATTTAAATCTGGTAGTCAGCTTGGCCCTGAGTCATTTGGAGAATTTGATTCAACAGGCACATATTGGACACCATTATCAAGCACTGCAATATTAGCTGGTTCACCTACATTTTATTTAAATAATGCTACTAACCCTCAAACAGATGCTAGTGGCAATGGTAATAACTTTACAAATAATGGAAGTATTGCGACTAGTACGCATACCCCAACAAATATAAATTGCTTATTAAACCCACTACGGAAAAACAACTCTGCTGTTTTAAGCAATGGAAATAGAACTAAAAATGAAGGTGCTACAGGATGGCAAATCGTAATGGGTACTCTAGGGGTGTCTTCTGGTAAATGGTATTGGGAAGTTAAAGCTGAATCATTGAGTGATGGTGAAGCCATGATGACTGGCATTGCCAATGACACTGTAAATGTTCAACAAGCAAATTCTTCAGGAACAGGTTTTTACGCTTATTCCACATATGGAACAACATACTCACCCTCTACGTCTTATGGAGATACTTATGGAGACGATGATATTATAGGTGTCCAATTAAATATGGATGACGGTGAACTTCATTTCTATAAAAACAATACAATTCAAAATTCTGGTACAGCAGCTTTCACTAGTTTAACTGGGGTGTATTATCCATTTACTCAAGTATACAACCTCTACCATCCTGTGCATAGGTTTGCAGAAGATGAATGGAGTTACACTGCACCAACAGGTTATAAAGCTCTTACTACAACTAATATACATGCACTAGCCCCTGTTAGTGGCTCAGTTGAAGATATGTTTAAACAAACTCTTGCTCAAGAAGGATTTTTGATTAGTAGTGTAGCTACTGCCAGAACTGGGTGGTCAAATTACGTTGACATTTTAAAAAATAGATCAAGTGCTGAAGGTTGGATTTACCGTTTTTCACATGACAGTTCAAATCAATATTTATTTGGTACTAATGCTAATACAACATATCAAAGTACCAGCACCTTGTCTGGAACAGATAATTGGGTTGGTTTTTCAATTAGAATAGGTTCAGAGTATAATACGGCTGGTGGATCACAAGCGCACTCAAATGGTTCAGCTACAACGGTGACCCACAATCTAGGAAATGGAATTAACTCTTCAATTAAATTATTTAACCGAAGCACTGGTGCAGTTTACGTCTATCATATTGGGAATGCAAGTGGCAAATTATGGTTACTCACATCAAATGCTGTTGAGGCATCAAGTACAGTTATCACAAATGTAACTGCCAATAGTTTTGATATTGGATCAGGTGCATCTTCGGCAACATATGATTATTTGGTTATGCAAGACGGTGGATTTATTAGTATTGGATATAGTGATAGTAATTCCAATAATGATGGAACGTATTTTTCTACAGGTTATGTAGGCCTATCTAAATATAATTTATTTTTAACTAGAGAGGTTGCTACCGGTATTTATTTTTTTGAGACAGATGGAATTTCTTCAAATCCTGTAAGAGCATATATGAGTCACAATACGACAGATGCAGAAGCTACATCATCCAGCTTACAGTTTGGGATTCTTGGATTTAAACAAACTACTTCAGGTTGGGGAACATACAACTATTTATTTGAAGTTGTTGGGCCTAGCACGATTGATCAAGACGGTAGAATTTTAACACCTAGTCCTCCACCACCTGATCATTTTAGTGGTAACACAGTAGCCATAGGTGGTGTTGTAACAATCGACGGTGACTACAGAATCCATACATTTTTAAGTAGTGGAACTTTTACAGTTATTAAAGCAGAAGATGGTGTTACACTCGATTATCTCGTCATTGCTGGAGCTGGATCGGCTGGTGCCGGAGGTACAAATGCCTCTGGAGGAGGCGGAGGCGGAGCTGGAGGCTATCGGTCTAGTTGGAATAACGAAGCATCTGGTGGAGGTGGGTCGAGCGAGACAGGATTAACAGCAGCTATTCAAGATTACACTATAACAATCGGTGGTGGCGGTGCAGCAACATCTGGCGCAAACAACGGAATTTCTGGGTCTGACTCAGTTTTCGGTTCCATCACAGCAGTTGGCGGTGGCTTTGGCGCACGAGAAGGAGGCGGGGTTGGTGGAACAGGAGGATCAGGTGGTGGTATAGCTCAAAACACTACTGTTGGTGCTGGTACATCTAATCAAGGATTTGATGGTGGTGCTAAAACAGGTGGTTCTGGTGGTTCTGGAGGTGGAGGTGCTGGCAGTGTTGGTAGTAATGCGGTATTGGGTAATAATGGTGGTGCTGGTGGATCAGGAGTAGCATCTACAATTACAGGATTATCCGTTTCTCGTGCTGGAGGAGGTGGCGGAGGCTCATATCTTGCTACAGGAGGTTCTGCCTCTAGTGGTGCAGGTCGAGGCGGCAATTCAAATGAAACTGGAATTTCTGGCACAGCAAATACTGGCGGTGGCGGTGGTGGTCGAGGAGGACAAAATTCTGGAACAGGTGGTGCTGGCGGTTCTGGCGTTGTAATCATTAGATACCAATTTAAGTAGGAAATAATATGGCGCATTATGCTCAAGTAAACTCAGATAAAATAGTTGTACAAGTTTTAGTAATGGACAACAATATGGAAACCAATAACGGTGAACAAGCTTGCATTGATTGGCTACAGGCTAATGTTCACAAAGATGATTGGGTAAAGACCAGCTACAACAACAACATCCGAAAGCAATATGCTGGCATCGGATTTACTTACGACTCTACTAAGGACAAATTCATTGCACCACAGCCTTTCGCTTCGTGGTCGTTAGACTCTGACGATGACTGGCAACCACCCATTGCATACCCAGACGATGATAAAAAATATTTTTGGGATGAAAATGTATATCAAGACGACAACTCTAAAGGTTGGGTTGAATAGGAGACTATAATGTTTTTATATAACGCAACAAAACAGATTAGACCCGGAAAAGGATGGACAGATGACTATGGTATACAGCATCCTCCTAACTGGAATATTTGGGATGCTGATTATAAAGCATCAATGAATATTACTGAAGTAGTTCCTGATGCTAAACCAGATGGTAAATTTTATAGCTGGACAACTGATGGTTTTGGTAAAATTTCTAATATTACACCAAAAAACTTAGATGATACTGGTTCAGGAAATACTTTAGTACTTGGTTTAAAAAGTCAAGCTAAACTTAGAGTAAAAGAAGAACAAGGTGGATTTTTATCTAAAACAGATTGGACAGTAATACGTAAAGCTGATGTAGGCACAGCTATTCCTAGTAATATAGCAACATGGAGAGCAGCTATTAGAACTAAAGCTACAGAGATGGAGAATGCTATTGATGGTGCTAGTGATTTAAATGCTTTCATAGCTTTGTTTTTATCATGGGATGGTGATGGTAATAAATCAGGTATTCTTTATGATTGGCCTGTATTGGAAGAGTAAAAACAAATGATGTTTGGTGAATCACCTTTCAGTACAGCACCTTTTTCATCATACGCAGGTGAAGTTCGTAATGCTTTTGTTACTCTTTCAGGAACTAACGCAACTTGGAATGCTAATACATTTTCAGTTAATGGTAACGCAAGTATTAGTTTAGGAGGTGCTAACAGTACATGGAATGCTAATGATTTTACAGTATATATTTTTACTAGCGTTGGCTTTGAAAGTGCAGGAGCTTCTTATAAAGCAGGTACATTTAGTGTTATAAATGAAAATAATGTAAGCTTAACAGGAACAGGATCAGAGTTTAAAGCAGGTACATTTAGCAATGTAATTAATTTTAGTGTATCATTAACAGGAGCACCTGCTAGATTTGGTCAAGACTTACGTGTTTGGAGACAGACTACACAACCTAAAAAAGAATTTATTTGGACATTAGAGAATTAAAATATGGCTACTTTAACATACACAACTTTAGTTCAACGTATTAAAGATGCTGCTGAAAATGATGGATCAGACTTTGCATCTTCAGTTGATTCTTTTATAGATAGAGCAGAGCTAAGATTAACTCGTGAAACAGATGTATTAGGATTAACAAACTTTGCTACAAGTTTCTTTGTTCAAGGAGATCCTTTTGTAACTAAGCCTGTTGTACCTAATAGATCTTTGATTGTACGTAATGTTAACTTTACAACATCAACAGGATTACGAACTCAGTTATTATTACGTAGTAAAGATTACTTAAACGACTACTGGCCTCAACGTACTTCAATCGGTCTTCCAAGATATTATGCAAACTTTGGAGCAGAACAGCTTCTTATAGCTCCTGCTCCTGCATCTGCATATAGTATAGAAATGTCTTATGTAGCTCAACCTGCTGCTTTAGCTTCAGCTACAAACGAAGAGAACTACTTTACACAATACTGTGCTAATGCGTTATTCTATGCCAGTATGGTAGAAGCATTGTATTGGATGAAAAATCCAGCAGCAGCTACATACTGGGATCAACAATATCAACGTGAAGCTACATTCTTAAATAATGAAGCACGTAGAGCAAGAAGGGATGACATGGAGATAGCTGCGAATCCAGCAGGAGGACAAGATAATCTACAACAAGGAACACAGTAATGGCTACTAGTTATACAAATACTTTGCAGCTTGCAAAACAAGGCGCAGGTGAAAACGCAAATACATGGGGAACTATACTTAATGATAACGTTATTGACATGGTTGATAATGCTTTTAGTACTAATATAGCTGGTTCAATAGATTTTTCTACAGCGACTACTATAACACTGAGTCAGAATAATGGACTAGCTGATCAAAGTAGACTAACAGTATTAGGATTAACAGGAACAAGATCAGATGCCACTTCTATTGTGGATCTAATAGTTCCTACATTTACAACTGCCAATCAAGGAAACGGTGTTACTTGGGCAGGTAAGATGTACATTGTACGTAATCCTAATGCGTTTACAGTTAGAGTTAAGAATGCTGGAAACACTGGAACAAATATACCTAAACAAGCTACAATGGGTATACTGGCAACTCCTACTACTGTTGTTCCTTTATTCGCAGGTTTCTATTGTGCAAGTGCTGGTGACTCAACAACAAATGTAAACAGCAGTTTTTTAGCAAACGTATCTATTGGAACTACAGCAGGTAATTCTTCTTTTAATTTTGGAAGAATAACACAAAGTTCAATTAGTGCTACTAGTTTTAATAATGGATTAATAACTAATCTAAGTGCAACAGGACCAGCAAGTATGGCTGGTCACACAACATTTGCTTCTGTAGCAACCTTTAGCGGAGATGTGTCAGTTAATGGTAGAAGTATGTGTGCAATGACTACAATAAAATGTAGTGCTACTACAACTATTGATTTAGCTACATCTAACTTCTTCTATGTTAAAGCAAGTGGTGCAGTAGCAGGTGCGGTTTCTATTAGTTTAGCTAAACCAGTAAACGGAGTAGTAGGTCAAACAGGTGCTATTTATATGGTGAATGGTACAAGTTCTGGTAATTCTACATTTAATTTTCAAACAAGTGCTTG